AGTCTATTGTAATCTTCCCTTTAAGGGTTGTCAAGAACTAACCCTGTTTTTCAAATTTTCCCAGTTCGAGGCCGTGTAGAGGTGCAACGCAGGGTGGGAGCAACAATAGTCCAACTAACCGCCCCCCTACGCAACATTATTACCCTAGACTACCACCGGCCGCTTGCGGCTAACCCATTGAAAACGTTGACAAATAAAAATGATAAGTCACTGATTTTATTGGAAACTTTTTTCACTTTAGGGGTTTACTTGCTGGCGAAGGGTTGCTATAAATAATTATCAACAACGGAGGAAGACATGGCCAACATCAAATCAAACAAGGTTCGCAAACAGGTTCTAGCAGAATATAACACTTGCTGCGCAGCTTGCGGTTGCACCGACACCGAGGCGTTACAGATCGACCATGTTATCCCACAATCTAAGGGCGGCTCTGATGAGATTGAAAACTTGCAGGTTCTTTGCTATGTTTGCAATACACAAATCAAAGGCGCGGTTCAAACACCTAAGCTTGACCCATCAAAGCCGAGCGGTTCGGTTGCCAAATGGCGGCGCGGTCGCATGGCCTTCCGCGCTTACATCAACGGCTTAAAGGCCTAAGCCGTTGATATCGTTGACAAATAAAAATGATAAGTCACTGAAAACATTGGAAACTAATTTGCGTCTTAGCCTTGACTTTGATACAATAAATGACTATATATAATATATAAGATGATGAAAGGAAATAAAATGGATTTTGATTTAGACATGCTAGAAAAAGAAATGGACGCAATGACTAAGGAAATGTCATTGGAAGAAATTGCCGCAATGGAAAAAGAAATTACAGATGGCTTCGGTCAATCATTTGACGAAATTTTTGGAGGATCAAACTAATGTTTATTAATTATCGTAAAGCTGCCAAGGTCAAAGCAATTATCTTCGCTGCTCTTTTTGTTTTCGGGTCAACTATGTTAGCTGCATCAGGGTTCGGCATGTCACATTTGCCGCATCAGGAAATTGGTTTCTGGATTATGCTCGGCGTTTGTTTTATGGGCATCCTGACAGTCTTTTGGTCAGCTCTCGGTTTTATCTTTGCAATGATGGATTATAAGGAATTATCATAATGATTAAAGTTATCCTTGCTGTTTTTCTTGCTAACGCTGGCGACGTTTCATCTGTTATTACGTTTGACAAGGAAATGGAATCAATTGCGGCTTGCGAACGTACAGTCGAAATGGTTCTAGAAAAATACTCACCACGCTATGATCACATCAAAGCGTCATGTTTTAAATATTCTCTAACGGAGGTTTAAATGGAACAATACATTCAATGCTGGAAAGCAATGCCTAAAGCGACAGCCTTTATCACGGCTATTACTACCTATTTTTTCTACCTTACTGGATCAATCTTTTACGGATTGGTCTAAAACCCGTTTCTGCTAACCATTACAAAGGGTTAGCAGGCGCCGGCCGTTTTGCCTAAGCCATTGATTTTATTGATAAATAAAAATGATAACCCATTGATAACAAACAAAACTATTTTCACTTTGCCCCTTGATTTTTAGGCTAACAATGCTTATATATAATATATAAGAAAGAAACAATGATAAGGAATAAAACCATGAAGACAACTTTTTACACCGCTGGCAAGGTCTGGCATCAAACAAAATTTCAAAACCTGAGAGACAACCTCGGCTTTCCTGTTAAGGCTCGTTGGATTGATCTCACTGATGATTGCGATATCGTTCAGAATCACAAGGATCAACTCTGGACTCTTTGCTTTGAAGATGTTCGTGATTCTGATTTCGTTCTACTCTATTGCGAGGATATGAACGAAGAACAGCGAGGCGCACTCGTTGAACTTGGAATGGCTTATGGCTTTGGCAAATCTGTCTACGCTGTTGGCTCATGCAAAACAATCCAACCAAACAAGATTTCGGATGTTGCGTTTACTCACTATCCTAAATTCCATTGGTTGCCAACTTCTGATTTGGTTATAGGCGCGAAGATGGCTTTGCGTATCGAAGAAACTAAAAAGCAAATGATTGCTGATATTGAAAAGGATGCTGCATAATGCCTTATATTCCACAAGAACGCCGTGATGAGATTCACAACCAATTAGTCGGAATGGGTCAACACTGGACACCAACAAATGCGGGTGATCTGAATTGGCTGGTTTCTAATTTCGTTGATAATATGTTAGCTGAAAATGGCATACGCTATGCCCATCTTAATGAGATGATAGGCGCGTTGGAATGTTGCAAGCTAGAATTATATCGCCGCATTGCCGCACCTTATGAGGATGAGGTCTGTAAAAAGAATGGTGATGCTTACTATTGCGATAGAGATGTTGGGGCTGATTACTGATGGAAATTATTTTAATCTGGCTTACTTGGGAAGCTATTGTTATCATATCAACTCTATAAGGGCGGGGGCTAAGCCCCCACCTAGCGCCAGCTGGAACAAAACGTGAACAAACCATGCCTCGCGTTCTAACATGCGTTTTACTCAATGAATACAAGGTCTTAGCCAGACCCGGGCGCAGGCCGATTTTCTCAATGATTACAACGACTTACGGCTAAAATTAATTTACAAAAAAATGATAACCCATTGATTTCAAACGAAAAGAAAATGCACTTTTTTTGCCTCTACCCCTTGAAATTTAGGGTAAGAATGACTATATATAATACATAGACAATGAAACAACTTTTAATCTGAGGAGATTATTATAATGGCTAAAAATGTAAACTATACTGCTGCTCTTACTGCAACCATCATCGAAGATTACCAGAATGGCGTCACTGTTGACGACATCGCGGCATCAATCGAGAAATCGGTTCGCTCGGTTAGGTCAAAGCTCGTGCGTGAGGGCGTCTATATTGCTGCCCCCAAGACCACCACGCGGAAGGCTGACGAGCCAACCAAAAAAGAATTGTTAATCCAGCTCGAAGCTGTTGCCCCTTTCGCGGTTGACGGTTTGATGGGCGCAACCAAAGAGGCGATCAATGAAATGCTCTCGTATTTCTCGCAGCATTAAGCCGCGAAATCTGTTAGCCAGAGACCTGAGGGCTTTACGTCCTCAGGTTATCCGCTCAAAAAAATCTTATAGCAGAAAGGCAAAAAATGCGAGACAAGCTAAAATTAATTGCGGCGATTGATCGCCTTTGCAAATATCCTGTTCCATTAACTCAAAAAATAAGGATGGTTAGTTATGACCAAGATCGGCTTCAAAAAATCTTCAAAATCGCAACGGCGTATGAGAAAACCACAGGCACACTTTTGCCCAACCACGGGCGTGCTACGGTCAAAAAGAAGCCTCGCAGCGTTGCATAACAAACAAGCGTTTAATCCAATCAATTCAAAGGGTTAGCGGGGCCCGGCGGCCGACCGCTAAGTCATTGAAAACAAAGGAAAATAAAAATGATAACCCATTGTTTTTATTGGCAAATAAAATGCACTTTTTTATCCCCCACCCCTTGACTTTTACCCCTTGAATGCTTATATATAGAGGGTAGCAACGAACACGAGGAAAAAATGACTATTCAAAAAAATGCTTATATCGTTATGGACACTGAGACATCAGGCTTTTCAAAACTGGTTTTTGACTTTGGTTGGACTACTATTGACAAGCGCGGAAATGTTCTTGGCAAGGCTGACATGGTTTTCTTTGACGTGGCTGTCACTGAAAAGCCTTATTTCATCAACAAGGTTAAGGGCTACGCTCGCCGCATGGACAAGGGTATACACCGCGTGACTAGCTTTGCCGTTGGTCGCCGCTTGCTGAATATGCACATTGCCCACCTCAAGGCGGCTGGCTATCGCGTCATTCTTTGCGCTTACAATGCTGGTTTTGATTGTCGCGCTCTTAACATTACCACCAAGCGCATGAAGCTGGGCAACAAGTTTTTATCGCAATCGGTTGAACTGCTCGACATCTGGGGCAACTGGGCAATCTCTGCGCCCAAGACCTACACAGCCCCACCAACTGCCAGCGGCAAGTTTTATTCGACTAGCGCGGAAAATGTCTACAAGTTTGAA